CGTTACGGAAACCACGAATCACATGGTAAGCGGTCAAAGCCTTCGGGTGAACACGCGAAATCGCGTATTCTAAACCTTTAGGATGTGGCCACCCCAGCCCACCTGCGATAATAGGCAGGTAGACTGGCAATCCAAACTTTAACAGTCTAAGTCTTGTCTCAGAGGTGATCGTATGAGCCATAGAAAGGATTGGCGACCGGAGATCCGGCGTCAAATCCATGGTAGCAGTCTCCAATATGGGTCCTAAACAGGCCCACTCCGAATTCGGCTCTCTACTATTGTAGGACGCCCGTAAATTCGCGAAAGCGCGTAGGGATCCTACGTGTAGATATTGGATTCTGCCATCTTTAACTACAGCAATCTTCTCTCCAATAAGGATAAAAGATTCGTTGTCATACGGCTGTACATAATGTTTCCCAGCTGAAGCTTGACCTCCAGTAAGTTCTAATAGAGACTTATAGAGGCGGGCTGTCACTAGAGGACATATCGCAGCAAGATCATCCCCCATGATTGCAGTCAAAGAGTTTAGACCGCGACCAAGGGACCTCTTAACCGAAAAAGGGAAAGCTTTTTCTTGATATTCGTACGTTAAGAAGGAAATACAAGACTTGATACGTTCTTCTTCGGCGTCAGTTAATACTGACGTCTTACGAAGAATTTTCAGCACTTTGTGGTAATAAGGCTTTGTGAGCACTCTGTTCGTAAAAGACCACGCGAGTCGGAACAATACAAGATTGTATATGTTCAGATGAAACCAACTCGGGGCCGTGCCCATGAGATTGCCGCGTGATGAAACAATACACTTCTCCTCTTTTATCAGGAAACATTCCTGAATGAGGTCGAACGTATAGTGCAACCTCTGAGGTCCAGAGAGCGATCGCCAAGCAGCCCAAGTGGGCGAATTAGCTTTCGTCACTGGCATGCATCGTTCCATCGAGTCATTAAAGGACTCAACGATGTCGTGCGGCAGAAGATCTGTTGCGCTTTTAAGGTCAGATGACAATAAGACCCACTTTCCGTATGATCTTTGCTGATCAACCCATTCCTGGGTCGGCAACTGTTCAAACCACTTCTCCAAACCATCGGGCAAAATTGCCCACTTGGTCGGAGTCGTAGTCAGAACTCGATCATACATCTGTCGCCTCACTACATGAGCTAACGCCTGCAAACAAGCAGGTGATGTAGTGACAACTCTCACTTTGAACCCGCCCCTGTCTGAAACAACAACAACATTCGAATCCGGACAAACCTGTCTCGGATACTTATATTTATGAATGTCCCATTCAGGAGCATCGGGCCAAAGATTACGTACTATTGAATCATGTATATCCGTCATACGGAACTCTACATTCTCAATAGAGCGCGGAGCGATCTTAGAAGGTTTTGATGGATCAGGGAATCCCTGATACATCCACCTTAAATAGCCTTTCATACCACCCTCCTTCACCTTCTTCTCAAAGCAAGAGGATTCTGATGCATCGAATGTCGTTGCATCTATATCCGCAAATTGTTCACTTTTAAATATATTTTGAACGTCCTTTTCGATTGCACCCAAGACATTCTTGGGGGTCACGAAATGCGTCTGATATATCGCAAAGTGTTCGAGAAGAGCCTTCTCTTTCTCATCGCCTCTACCCGGGGGTAGTGCGCGAGCGAACCTTGAAAAGATCAAAAGGTTCCTTTTACTATTCGCCATAGTGGATATAGATCCACGGAAGAATAGTGAGGGCTCAAACACACCATCAACGAAGAATGGCATGTTAAAGCAAGGCTTAGGAGGAGACTCATACTGTGTTGGGGAACCAAGATATCTAAGCCAAGCGGCAAAGATTTTAAGGTTCTTAACGACAGAACATCGATCCTTAGGAAAAGTACGTATAACCCAAGCCTGCAGGTCCCTTAATCCGGTCATTGCGGTAACATTACCGTAATTACAGATTAAGTTATGCTGCGAAGCTGGCCAAATGGCCAACCAAGCTAGGGATAATGCGTTTAAGACCTGAACCAGGTCTGACTTTTCCTGACGACACAGGAGTCTGAGTTCCGAAATCGGTACCCGAATAGACGGTACACGGAACTTTAGCTGATTAAAACCTATCTTGAGATAGGTTCCAGTCGCTTGCCCACGAGCGTGAAACCATGTCGGATGTCCATAATGGATAACGGCTGGTGGGGCGTTTGAGGTCAAAGCATTGAAAACTGGAGATGATAGCTTAACGAAATCGTTTTGCATTGTCTTCAACG